ATCCTGGCTTCACTTTTCCAGTCACGGCTGTTTTTAATTTACTTCCAGGGTTTGCTGCCCTGTAAGCTCTTACACCTTTTGCTGTCATTCCAGCTCCAGATTTTGTTGGTCTATAGTTACCACCTTTAGTGGTAGTTTTTCTAATAGGGTTTTCTCTCCTATTAGCCATTACGCTTTTTTAGTTGGCTTCTTAGCTGTCTTAGCTGATCTAGCTAAAGCTTTGTCTGTAACAGAACCTTTACCTGGCTTACTAGTGCCTCTTTTTTTGGCTCTGTTCATGTAATAATACAAACCTTTTTTAGCCGTACGTCCGTCTTTAGTTACATGTGTATCAGATCCACCGCCTTTATACATTTTTCTCATTGTTCCACCTCCCATTTTTTTCTCCCTAGGTATAACACCTTTACCCATTAAGATATCTTTTTGAGTTACTTTACCATCACCAGATAAATCTGGAAAAGATGATCCGTCTTTAAAATATTTTCGCATTATTTTTTTCCTCCCTTAAATATTTGTGTTCCCTTTATACCATAAATACTCGCAACGACAAGGATCCATAAATTTGTAAACCATTTCGGAAGGTCCTGAAATTGGTCGAAGAACTCTTTTATTTTTTGAGATGCAGCCGGATCGTCCGAGAAGACCCCGTACGCAATCACTAAAATTGGCAGCGTTAGCACGACCAAAACGAACTCGTCTTTCCAGTCCGATTGTCTTGCCTCTAAAAGTTTGCCCGAGTATTCTAATTCCCCGGAGGCCATTTTTTCTGCATGCTTGGCTTGTGCGTTAGCCATCATCATTTGAGTTTCTTTTTTCTTTTTATAAATGTGCGAACCAGCGTTCATTGCAAGTTTAAGTGCACCTAATATTGGAAATGCCATAATTAATTACCTCTTGGTTTCATCATAGCTAATCTCTCTCTTGCTTCATTAGCTATTTCTTGTTTTTCAATAGATGTTTCAGATCTTAAGTTTGCTAACTCTTCATTCTGATCTAATTTCTCATCTTGATTCTGTTGATTCATCATAGCCTTCATACGGTCTAGATTCATTCGTTCTTTGCCCTCTTTTTCTTTTCTAGAGTTTTCTTGAGCTTGTAAATCTAGTTCTCTTGCTCTTAATGCAGCAATTGGGTCGTTACCATATTGTGAACTAATCTTTTTCTCTTCATCTGCAAAGTCTTTCATCATTTCAGACACTAAAACTGCTTTTCTACCTTCTATTTTCTCTTGTAGCATTCGCATTTCTTGTTGAAGTTGCGGATTTTGCATATTTTGTTGCATCATTTGTGTCATTTGCGCTAATTTAGGTAATTCTTCTCTAAATTCTATCTCAATTTGTTCTTGTGCCATCAAACTTATGTGTTCTAGTATGTTTTTTTGTATTGCAGCACCGATTGCAGGTGCATTTTTTACCATATTAGTCTCCATAAAGTTTAAATGCGCTGTAATGTGTGCTTGATGGTCTTGTCCAGGAAATGCTTGGAATGGTTTTCCACCTAAAGCATCAATATGTTCTAATGCTGGGTCTTTTGGCATTGGTTGTTCTGGTTTTTTTAAAATTAAATCAATATCTTTTACACCTAACGCTTCATACATGTTTCTGTAGACTTCATATTGGTTATGAATTGCAGGATTAGAAGCTGCCAGTTGCATCTCCGTTTGAGCGAGTGATATTCGCTGCGTTTGAGAAAATATATTCGGATCCGCAACCGGCATTATATCTATTCGGTCGTCGAAATCAGTTTGTTTGATTTGCTTTTGACCGCCAACAACATCATACGGATAAACTGGAGGTAAGTAAAGTTTAAATACTCTCGCCATTAAACCAAACTCACGTTTCATAGAAGCATATAATCTTTTATGAATTGCTGACATTGTTCTAGATCCTCGCTCCAACAACGCAACTGTTGTACCAACTGCTGCTTGTTGATTACCCTCTCCTACTTGCATATCTGCGATTGATGCAAATCTTTGTCCTGCTCCAACTACAACACTCATCAATTGTAATAATGTTGCTGATGGTTCTTTAAACGGTAACGGCATAAATGCGTCTCGTAAATTCCCACCTGGTGCATCGACATCTCTAAACTCTCCTGGCTGAATTGGCTGTGCTTCGTCTCTCATCTTGATACCACGCATCTTGAATCCGGCTGGTAAATTAGACAAGGTTCCGGCGTCAAGTAACGATCTTAATGCTGCAGTCGCTGATCTTGATAAACCGCCAATCATATGTATCAAACCAAAACCATAAAAACCTAGTCCTGGTAAAAATTTAAAATGTACAAAGTAATCTATTTTTTTCTTTAATGGATCACCAACTTCATAGTTTCGTCTGATAGATAATATCTCACGTGATCCTTCTTCTACTGTTACAATGTAAGGTAACTTAATTCCTGTGGGCTCACCATCTTGTCCTGCATCTTCAAAACCTTCTATGTCTAAAGTTGCATGGCATTCTAAAAGTGTAAACATTCTTTGATCTCTGCCTTTGCTTAAACCTTCTAGTTCACGTTCTTTTTTTTGTGATGATGTTTCATTCTCAGTTCCTGGTGTTAGTTCAATGTCTCTGTAGAAACCACCAACCTGTTGTTTTCTTAATTCGTTTTCTGACATCTTAACAACATGAATAATTGTTTCCGCATCGTCCAATGAGGTAGCCGTATACGGAACAACTAAGTCATCAGCAGGAACAAATTTAGAAACTGTTCTCTGCATAATTTCATCGTAGTACACTTTTTTAAATGTAGATCCTGTAAGTGGTAAATAAAATAACATCTGATCAAACTCAGATTCATACTCTCTCATCTCACCCATGATCTGGTAATTCATAAATTCTTTAACACGCATTGACTGCGCTTCTTTATCTGGAGTTGGCATTCCAACTATTTGAGTTCTAACTGGTCCACCTGATGGTAATAATTCTTTATAAGCTAATGATTGAAATTGTGTAACCGCTTCTGCTAATACTGGGTGAACGGCACCTGATGCACCTTTGAATGGTTCTGTAGTTTCTTCATATTTAAATCCTAAAAGGTCTAAACCTTTTGTATAAGAAGTTTCCCAATCTTTTCTTGATGCTTTATAATCTGTGTAACTTTCATACAAGTCATGCCCTATTGGAGCTAGCACTTCTTCTGGAAGTAACTCTGCTAGATTAGCAAAATGATCGTCACCTTGTTCTTGGCTACCAACTGATGGGTCGAAGTTTATATCAACACTTCCGTCTTCGTTTTGTTGAACGTCAATTGGTTGATCAGGGTCTTGTTGTTGCTCTTCCTGTAACTCTACTTCTAATTCGTCAGGACTTGGTATATTTATTGATTGCTTTACGTTTGGTAAAGACTTGTCTATTTCTGCCATTTATTTTCTCCAGTTTCACTGTCTTAACAGTATTATAATTAATATTCAACCCCTGTGGTGTTGGCCCTGATTTTGGTGGTGGTCCTGACTTTTTTCCGATCACTTATATCTCCTTAAAGATACTATTCCACCTTTGTCATATCCTCTGTAATCTTTTGCTGCATATTCTTCTAATAAACTATCTTGTTCATCTCCTGCTTCCATATCTGAAATTTTATCTGAAGTTTCCATCATTTGTTTTGCTCTTTTGGCTAAAGTATCTCCTGTAATTAATGTTGTTCCAACTGGTGTCATATATCTTCCAATACCAAAAGGATTTAACAATCTACTTGCAACTGTAGTTTTTTTTGCAAGTTCTGGTAAAAGTAAATCTGCACCTGCTATAGAATAATTTGGGTCATCGCTTAATATTTCTGAAAGTGCAAGTCCTCCACCAACTGTTGGAAAACCAAATGGTCTAAGAACTTTAGCTGCTGTTTTTAATGCTGGCTTACCAAACTTATATGCAGCTGCTGCAGTTGCTGGTATTGCTTCTGCAGGTATTCCCATTTCTTTTTTAGGTTTAGGTGATACATCACTCATCATAGATGCTGATGCATATTGATTTTCTATCTCAGAAAATTCATCATCTATTCCAACAAAAAGTTCTGGTCTAGCTTTTTTAAGTTGATTAAATGTGTTTAAAAATCCTGGAACATTTAATTTTTTTAATTGACTAAGTGCTCTAAAACTTATTCCTGCATCTTTAAGTAAGTCAATAACTTTTGGGTTTTCTAAAAACTCTTGTGTTCTTTTATAGACCTCACCAAACTTTTTTTGTTGTTCACTATACATAGTTTTTAAATTAAATGGCTTTGCACCATAATCCGCAATTCTTTTTCCTCCAGAACTTACCTGTCCCATGTCTTCAGGTAAAAAACTTCTTAATTCATTCATAGTATCTAAAAGTTTTCTATCTCCAGTTTCTTCAAATATTTTTGTTGCTTGTCCTAATTTTTTATCTAATGTCCCTTTAAATCTATTATTATTTAATAGTCCTGGATACGCCTTAACTCTAATAAGATTTTCAGGGTTTTCTCCTTTTCTAATTAATTGTAAAAAGTTATATGGAATAACATGATCAAGTTGTGCAATAAACTCTTCACCAACTCCAGCTTTTTTTAATTCTTTTTGTAAATCACGAAATTTTTCTAATTTATTTATAAGAGGTTTATATTTTTTAGTATTGCTTCCATAAGCATCTATTAATAATTTTTCAAAAGTACGTCTGTAATAATCTACTTCAAAATTGTTTTTTACTTTTGTTAAAACATTTTTTATTTGATCTGAATCATATTGATCAGATAAAAATCTTCCACTACCGGGTTGATTAACATCTAATGCTCTATACATATTTTCATGAAGATTACCTACAGCTTTTCTAAGAGTTCCTTTATTATAACCAATTTCATCCATAATTTCTTTTTCTGAAACAGGTCCTTCTTTATTTAATAAATATTCAAAAAGTTCGGGTTGGTTATATTGAACTTTTTGTAAAGCTTTTTCAGTGGTCATTCCTGATGCTTTTCTAGCATCATAGTTTTTAAAAAAATCAGTATTAATTATATTATCTAATTCACTTGTTAATTTTTCAATACCTTCTTTTGTTGGCGCAGCAGTTAATCTAGGTGTTTTATCAAATTCATTTTGAATAGCTGGAGCAAAACTCATTTGTAAAAAAACTCTTCCTGTTTTAGGAGAAGTTTTAGCGGCAAAAGTTATACCTTTATCATTTAACTTATATTCCTTATTTAAATCATTAGCGATCTTTTCAATTTTAGGTAGTTCTTTTTTTTCAGGATATTCATCTGCAAACATTAAACTTTTAGCTTCTTTTAAATTTTTAGGTGCTTTAATATTATTGGTGTTTAATTTTTTATCATCTAAAACAAGTTGTACTTGTTTTTTATCTGGTAACCGTATTCTACCATTAGTAGCTTCGATTAATTTTTCATTAATTATACGCGCTGTGTTTTCAAGAAGAATTTTACTACCTTTTGGTAAAGTAGCTAAATAATCTGCGATAAATTTCTTTTTAATTAATTCAGCTAATTTACCTCTGTTATTTACTTCTGGTGGTAAGTTTGAGAGATCATTAGGTAAATCTTTAATATTAATTTTACCTGTAATAAAATTTAATTCATCTTCAGTGCTATAAATATTTTTAAGAATATTGTTGTTATTTGGATCTTTTAATCTAGTGTAAAAAAGTTTTCCTTTATCATATAATTTTTTCTGTTCAGTTGTTAAAGAAGAAAGGTCTATTCCTGTGCCTGCTGCTTGTGAAGATTTAATTCTTTTTTCATTTACTTGTTTAACTTCATAACCAGAAAACCCTTCTCTAGTTCCCATGTTTTGACCTTTAAACATTCCATCTTTACCTATGACACCACCTTGTGCTGCATTCTCTCGCATAGATTTTCTTTGTAGGTATTCTTCGTAAGTTTCTTGAGACGGGTCAAAGTCTTTTAGTAATTCATCTTTTAGTGAACCAGGTTCTAGGTCATCTACTAATTTTGCTTCTTGTGCCGGTCGCAACAGATACGCCATCATTTCATTGTATTCTGCGATCTTCATTATACCTTTAATATATCAGCTAGCCCGCCGCTTGCCGCTCGGACCCTGCCGCCTTTTGAAAACATACCAGAACTTCCAAACACTTTTGTAAAATTTGCAGACATAGATGCTTGAGCTTCTTCAGGGCTCATATCTAGGTTTATATCTTTTACTATCATCTGCATGTCTTCTTCTTTCATGCTAGGAAATTGATACATGAGATCATCAACTAAAGATTGTCTTAATCTTTGAAGAGGACTACCTCCACCATCTAATGCTATTCTAGAATTCATTATACCACCATTTGCATTTGGTTTTCTGTCTACTGGTGCTTCAAATTTATCTAGTTCATCTAATTGTTTGTATTGGTTTATTAAATCTTGTTCGACAGTATCAACACTTTGTAAACCAGGTTCAAAACCATATTCTTTTTTAGGAACAGGTAAATCTGCCATGTCATAAAACCCTCTGTTCATCTTAAATAACTTTCTAAAATTTTCTTCTATGTCTCTAAATGTTGGTCCTCTAAGACTATTACCATATTGCTCAAAGATATCATCAACAGCGATCAAAGCATCTTCACCATATGCTTTTCTAAATACATCAATAGGATCAACTCCACCTTGACGATCTTCTAGTATCATTTTCTTTTCATAAGAATCAGGTATATCTAATCTACCTTCTTTCACTTCTTTTTTTACAAACTGTCTAAGAGCAGTTCTGACATCTCCCTCTAGACCACTACCCATTTCATATATTCTCTTATCTCTAAGTGATTTTAAAGCATTTCGAATTTGTTCTTTCTGCATTGCCGCATCAGAAAGTGATCCAATTTCTTTCATTTGCTGTTTAGCTTCTTCGACCGCTTTATTTAGTTTTTGTGTTAACGGAGTATCAGTTTTTACGGGATCTGATTTAAGAGCAAACATTTCATCGGGATCAGCTTTATTCTCTTCTGCTATTTTTTTTAATTTTTCAGCTTCTTTTTCAATTTTACTTTTTGATTTAGCTAGGCCAGCTATCTCTTCACCTGTTTCAAGACTCTTGATGCCTGACTCTTCTGTTTTTTTGATATCTTTAGTTCGTTTATCTAAGGTTTGTTGTTTTTTACCTTGATTAAATGCATCATCAATTTGTTTTTTAGCTGCATTAAATTGGTCACCTAATTCTCTTTTTGCAAGTTGATAAGCTTGCTGCACTGATTTAATGGTGCCTAATCTAGTTAGATTTTGAATTGCTTTTAATAAAAGTGTTAACATAGTTTACCAGTAGTATTTATATTCTTTTCTCGGCAGTTTTTCATCCTCATAATCTTCTGGATGATTTAATAAACCACCTTGTCTAAATCTCATGACAGCTTGTGTTGTACTATCTACAAGATCATCATGATCCCCATACGGGAAGGCAGCGCACTCTTCAATAACCTCTTGAGCGAACTGTTTATTCAAAGGTGCGTATATACTACCAGATTCAAACAAAGGTGCAACAGAATTTACACGAGTATGTTTGTCATTACCTTTTGACGGTGTGTAGTTGACTACAGGTATACCCATATTTCTAAGTTCGTATGTTAGTGGTAGCCCTGATGCTTTAGCCTCAACGAGTACAGTCTCTGGTTGCCAGTAATCATATTGCTCTTTTGCAACTCTACGTAACTCTGGAAACTCTAATCTATCTTTTATTGCATCAAGTAATATAAGTTTTGGTGCTCCATCTTCACTCTCACGAAAGATACCCCAAGTAGTAATCGCACTGTAGTCTGCAGTTTCTTTTTTCATAAATGCAGTATCATAACTTTGTATGACATGATCTAATGGTGGTATGTAATCCTTATCCCAGTCTTGCCACCACTCCCTTTTTAAGATTGCACCTTCTTCAGAAGTTGGATTTTGCATCCACTGCGCATTCCATTTACCAAGTGATAATGAAGCCTTGACTGATTCCAGTTCATCGAGCTTCCAATACTCCGGCCATACAGGTTTACCACTCGGCATTATTGCCGGAAACTCCACCAAGTCCCACTGATCTGATTTGGGTTCTGATTGGTTCTTTAAAAGAATTCCTGTAAGGTCTTTAACATTCCAACGTGTCATAACACAAACGATTTTACCGCCTGGTTGTAAACGTTGTCTTGGACCGGATGTATACCACTCATAGGCTCGCTCTAAAGCTGATAAGTTCATAGCGTCTTGTTCCGAGTGTG